GAAAAAGGAGTTTAATTATAACAATGCAGCTCCTAAAGATGCTACAAGAGCCTATCTTTATGAACAGTTGTTAGAGATTCCTACATACAAACCAAAACTGCTCACTCTACCTGCAAATAACTTCTTATTTGAATCATCAGTTAAAAAGAGGTATAAAGATAGTGTTATTGATTGTATGGAATATGATTTAAGTGTATACAATAAAGCTAAAGAAAATGAGCTTAATGTATTCAACTATGAATATGGAAATATATTTGATAAAGCACATGACAATCCAGGAGTGTATGATTTTATATGGATTGATCTATGTGGTAATCTATCTCTATCCAACATTAACAATCTTATTAGTGTTATTCAAAACACTCTAAAGAAACATTCTATACTAGCATTTACATTCACTGCTGGTAGAGAAAATGGAATGAATAAGATAATGGAAGTTTATGGATGTAAAGAGCCTAAAGAATTTAGATTTGAATTCTTTCCTAAGCTATTAGTTAAATTAGGTAAGTTATCTCATCCCAAATTCAGATTAGATAATCTTATTAAGTATAAAAACAACAAAGGGCATTCTACACCAATGTGTATGTTCGTATTTAAAACCTATTAATTAATTCAAATAACAATTTAAACAAAGAAATCATGAAAAAACTCATCACAAAAGAGGAAAAAGAAAATTTAATAAAAGATATTAAATCTGGTAAACTTAATTCTAAACAATTAGTACTTAAGTATAACTACGCTTCTATTCCTAGATTAAATGGTTCTATATTTTGGTGGAAAAAACAAGGAGTTTTAACTGATCAGGATGTATTACATCTTAAGCGTCAAAAAAAACATGTTAAAAATTTAACAAAAACTTATTTTTCTGTGTCTAAAAAAGCTGAAATATATAAAAAGCATAATTCTAATCTTTATAATAATACACAACTTGCAGAAATGTATGGTCTTCCAAGTGCGAATGCAGTGTGTGGCCTTATAGCCAGGTTTAAAAAAAGTAAGGATTTTAATAAAGTAAAATCTGAAAATATTTCTACAAATATAAAAGTAGACATTGCTCCTAAAATTGTAAACAATTCTATTAGAAGTATTAATTTTCCAGATGGATTTGTTATACAAATAGAAAAAGCATTTATTAGCAAAGTGTTAATTCATGAAAATGGTAATGTTACAATCATTAAATAAAAATGAAACTAATAGAAGAAATGCTAACAGGGGCTTATTGGTCTCTGTTAGCAATTATAATATTTTTTGCATTAAGACTGTTATGGAAGCTAGCTTTTTCACTACTTATTAATGTAGAAGATTTAAGAACAAAAAAATGGAAACAGAAGAAGAATTAATATTTGGAAAATTTAAGATAGGAGATATAGTAATTTCCTTAACAAATAAGAGTAGTTTTAGAAAAGAAGGAGATTTATTTAAGGTTTTAGCTAGCTCCTCAAGAAATACACTATATTATAAAGAAAGTACAAATAGTAGTGACTCAAAAGAATGGAGATTAGCTACAAAGGAAGAAAAAGAAGCTTATGAGAAAGGAATAAAAAATATTAAAGATATGGCTCCTACAATATTTAAAAAGGGACAATACATTGTTACATTAATAAATGATGGATATACAGGAAAAATAAATTATTGTAGTAAACAAAGAATTGATTATCCCTATTTAAAGCCAGAAATAGATACAAAAGGCAATAAAGATAATGATAATAGTGAGTTTTTATGTTCGGATTTGTCTTTTACTAAATGGAGATGGGCTACAAAAGAGGAGAAAGAAGAATATGAAAGAAGAGGAAAACCTTTTGATGTTACAGAGTTAGAAAAAAATGTTCAATTTGTTGTAGGAAAATGGTATAAATTCTTTGCTAATTCTGTTATAAATTATGGAAAGGTGAAGTCCATAACTTCTGAGACTCTTGCATGTGATCCTTGGATATATGAAGGATATAATTCTTCTGGAGCTTGGTCCACAAAACTCATAACTAAGGTCGAAGAAGTGGATGTTTCTATTCCAGAGATACAAGAACATCTTAAAGAGGGCCATCCTGATAAAATTAATACTGAGTTTAAATGTATTCCTGGAGATATATATAGAGTTGATTGGACATATAAGAATAGTAAATATTTCTTAATATTTAAATCAGACAGTAGTGATTATAAAACAGGAAAAATAATGGCCTGTAATAATGAAAGATTTTTTAATCAAACTGGGATTTGTTCATCAGACGAAATAAAATTTCATATTAAAGAAGCCTCATTAGAAGAAAAACAATGGCTTGAGAGATGTATAAAGGAAAATAAATGGGTTCCTATGAAACAAAAATTAATACAGGGAGAAATTTACAAATGTAAAGGAGAGGTAGGAAGTATATTCGTTTATGGTGGAGGAAGTTCTTCTCCTTATTATATAGGACAACATCTCACTGAGTTTAAGAAAGGGGGAGGAAACTTTAACACCGATCCAGATTGTTGTGATTTAGCCAATACAGAAGAAAGAACTTGGCTACAGGCATGTATAAAGGCAGATAGATTTATTACAAAGGAAGAAGCCTTGAAACAAGAATATAAATATCATGTAGTAGAGTGTAAAACACAAGAAGAGTGGGACTTTGTAAGACAAAATGTCCCTGGTTGTACTCTATCTTCAAAAGTATTTAAAGAATATGAAAAAATAGGTATAACATTTAGAAAAGAAGAAAAAGAAGATGGAATAGGTACATATTGTAATATTGAGTGGTTTGAAAAAAAAAATTCAAAAATCTATTCATTTGATGAATGGAAGAAAGAAATGAATATTAATCCAATAGCAGTAGCAGAGGGCGCAATATACACGTCAAAATACACAGTTAAGCTATATTCTTCTTCTCCTTGGATGGAATATACATATTCTAAACCTTCTTATAATAAAAAACAAGGAGTGGATCATCAAGAACCAATAATTATAAAGAAAATAAACAATAAAAAATCAATTTTAGTACTTTAATAAACAATTTAACAAACAATTTAAAAATCAAAATTATGAGCAACACATTAAAAAAAGGTGACTTATTTATCAAGGAAGTAATAAGCAGAATTTCAGGAGATGACAAAGCAGCATTAGCAGCTAAAATTTCTCGTAAAGCAATTTCTGCTATTGAGGGACAATTGGCAAGCCTGAAAGCTAAAGAAGTGGATGATGAAAATGCTGTAGAAGATGCACAAGAAAATCTAAACAATGCTCTCTATCCTACAGAAATGTTTTCTAACAATAAGGGATATTGTGAAAGAATTGTTGCTGCTCAGGAGAATTTAGAACAAGCAGAAGAAATTCTACAACAAACAAAGGATTCAATTTTGTTCTTTAATTCCATTTTAGGTAAATTTTAACTAAATTTGTATAATGGGCTATCAATTAGTCCATTATACATTTTATAATGTGGGGTGGTGGAATTGGCAGACATGCTACCTTGTCTCGGTAGTTTGTCACAAATTTATACTTATTTTGTGACAAGTGAAGGTTCGAATCCTTCCTCCACAGCTTAATTTATTAATAATTTTTTTATGGCAAAACCATTAAAATTCAATAACCAGCATGGTGACATACAAGAGGCTAAACTTTTTAATCATGGCGAGAGAAGTATGAAAATAAGACGTAAACTTTTTAAAAACAATACTAAAAAATTCTTAAAAGATTTAGATAAAGAATAAATTAAACAAAGAAAATGGAAAATATAAGCTACTACCAATTTTGCAAAACAATAGCAGATGATTTTGGCATAGAATTAAATCAGAAGGTTAAAACACCTATTAGTAAATTTCCTTTAAAAGATGGTAAAAGAAAGATTCATTCATCATATGATGCAGTTATTGTTGATAAAGATGGTATTGAACATCCATACATGATTAGTCAATTCCCTGCCATAAGGAATAATGAAAAGCTAATTGACTTTGATTATTTATATACTATAAGACCAAAAGGATTAGAGCAGATAATTAAAGAAACTGGAGTAAAATTAAGCTCACAAAAATGTCAAATTTCTGAAGGAGGTGGATGGTATAGCCAAGGAACAAAATATTTCTATAATGATATTACGTGTGAAGTTTAATCCCCCTAACCTAAATAGAAAGAAATGAAAACGCTAACAGAAGAACAAATTTCAATAATTGAAAAATCAATAAATTCAACATTGTTATGCTTAATGGCTCATCCAGATAATGAACCAGATTCTGAATTTGCTGACAGAATTGATGATTTACAAGAATGTCAAGTGATTTTAAAATCGAAGTAACCCTCCCTACTAATGGGATAAAATGAAAAGGATATGACAATAGTCGCAGAATTAATAAATCACTATAAATACATCATCAATATATTTTTTGGTGATGATACGAGATTAAATAATAACCCATGAAAGAAATAAAAACCAACGGCATCGAGGTGCTTTTTGTAGAAGTGCCAGAGGATGCGAAAGAGTTTGACGTTCATCACAATGTTTTACTTTGTTTTCATTTAAATGATAATGTAGAGGGAATTAATTTGCCAATCGGTCAATACCAAATCCTCGGCAAGTCCACAGAATTGAGTGAGGAACAGATGAAGGAGATATGTGAACATAAAGAAGTTGATTCCTACGACTATTATGGAATAGTGTATGATGAAATATATAGAAATTATCTGCTATCAGAACATGATTGGAAATTAAGCTGCGACCAATTTTCAACCGTTCAAGAATCCTACCTCTCCCTGCTTGAAGCTAATGGGATAGTGGATAGGAATCCGATATCAGATGAACAAAAAAGTGTAGATAGGTTTTGGCAAGTTGAGTGGCAAGAAGCCCAATCAAAAGTTAAACATTACTTAGTAGTTAAAAGGATATGAAAAAGGAAGAAATAGCACAAGCGGAAATTTTTCTTGATGCTTACTTAGGTGGCAATAGAAATGTATCAACTCTTACGGTGAACATGAAAAACAAGTGTGTTACATAACTGGCAAATAGTCATGCAACCCCTAACCACCTTCATAATAATAACTGAAAATAAAATAAATATTAACAATAAATCAAAAAACAATGAAAGAAATACAGCAAAAAATGCAGCAACAGCTAGATAATATGACCAAGAATGGTAAATTATTTAGATCCTCCTTATCAGGAGGAGAAGTTTGGAATCTTTATATTAAGGGATTTAAAAATGATCCTATATTTAGAGATCCTGAAAGTAGTGTACATAATTGTAACCTATGTAATAATTTTATAAGGAGATATGGAAACATTGTTTCTGTTTCTAAGGATAATAAAATCTCCTCTATATGGGATGTTGAATTAGATTCTGAATATAAATATTCTATTAAGAAAATTTCTTCATCCTTAGTTAAAGCTCCTATTGCTGAAGTTTTCTTTGAAACTTATGCAGAATTGAATTCTCTTAATTATGAGAAGTGTTCTAAATCTAACACTATATTCAGACTTGGGATTGACAAAAATCATAAGAGATACACTAAGGAAGAAGCATTAAAGTTTGGAGTTGTTAAGGAGAATGAAATAAGAACCTTTAATCATTTTCATTTAGATATTCCTAAAGAATATGTTGATCAATCAGGGAAATCAGTTGAGAGTGTTATTAGTGGCTACAGAGATGCTAAAAATGTGTTTCAAAGAGCTATGGAAGAAATTTCTATAGATACATTAATTTTAGTTAAAGACTTGATTAATCAAGGAAGTCTTTTGGATGGGACAACACATTTGTATAAAATAGAACAAATGATTCCTCTTAAGAAGGAATATGATAAATTAGGAGCATCTGAGAGGGATAATTGGTGCTGGAATGCTTCCTATAATTTACCATTTGCTAAGTTTAGAAATGAACTTATAGGAACACTGTGTTCTGATCTTTCAGAGGGAAAAGAATTAAATGAAGCATGTAAACTCTGGAACATGAGAGTGGATCCTGCTAATTATATGAAAGCCACTGCTCCTATTACAAAGAAACAGATTGAAGAGGCTAAGAAATTTGTACAAGAAAATGGTTATGAGGAGTCTTTTGATAGAAGATTGGCCACTATGGATGATATTAAAGTGAGTGAAATTTTATACAGCAATGTAGGGGATGGAAAAATTAAGCCTGTATCCATATTTGACACTGTAAAATCCACATCTACAAGACACAAAAGAAGTGAGTTTGATAAAGTGGAAGAAGTCACAATAGAGAAATTTATGAAGGACATTCTTCCTGGGTGTACATCTATTGAAGCTTTCTTATTAAACTCCCATGAAGGAAACTTAGTTTCTCTCACTACAGCTAAAAATGCTGATAGTAAACGTATATTTAAGTGGGATAATAATTATTCTTGGACATTTAAGGGTAATTTAGCAGGAAAATCTGAGTTGGCTAAAAAGGTGGAAGCAAAAGGAGGAAGAGTGGATGGGGCATTTAGATTTACTCATTCATGGAATGAATTAGAGCCAAATTCATCTTTAATGGATTTACATGTATTTATGCCAGGAAATGAACATAAATATGTAGCAAAACATCATGAAGGATATGGTTCTGGAAGAAGAGTGGGGTGGAATAATAGAAAAGATCCATTATCAGGAGGAACACAAGATGTTGATTACACAGATATGGCTCCCAAAGGATATGTTCCTGTGGAAAATATCACATTTCCATCATTAGATAAAATGCCTGAGGGTAAATATATTTGTAAAATACATAATTGGAGCTTTAGAAATACAGGGGGAAGAGGGAAAGCAGAGATTGCTTTTGGAGGAGAGAGTTATGAATATATTTATCCAGCAACTAAGCATCATGAATGGGTTATTCTTGCTGAAATAAATCTTAAAAGTGGTAAATTTTCAATAGAGCATAAAATTCCTCCTGTAAATGAGTCTTCCAAAGAAATTTATGGCTTAGAAACCAATCAATTCCATAAAGTAAATCTTGTTTGTCTTTCTCCTAATCATTGGGGAGATAATAATGTAGGAAATAAGCATTATTTTTTCATGTTAGAAGGGTGCAAAGCTGATGCAGAGGTGAGAGGATTTCATAATGAAAACCTAATTCCAGAATTAGCTGCACATAGAAAGGTGTTAGAAGTGCTAGGAACCACAAGTATGATCACACCAACAGATAAACAAGTGGCTGGGATTGGATTTAATGCTACAGTGAAGGATGAATTAATCCTCAAATTAGGAGGAACATTTAAAAGAACAATTAAAGTTAAATTTTAAAAACAAATAAAAATGGATCAGTTTAAACAAGCAAGCAAATTAGGACTTAGGTTCAACACAGACAAAGGAGTGTTAACTACAGAACAATTATGGGATTTAACCCAAACACAATTAGCCAATCTTATTAAAGCTATTAAAAAGGTGTTAAAACAAAATGATAATGATGATGATCTTTCATTCCTCATTAGTTCTACAAAAGTGGACACAGAGAATCAATTAAGGTTTGATATTGCTAAAGATGTCTATCTAACTAAGAAAGAAGAGGCTGAAAAATTAAGAGATGCAGCTAAAATCAAGGAAGATAACCAAAAAATATTTGAACTTATCTCCAGGAAGAAAGATTCTGAACTAGAAAGCAAATCAATCGAAGAGTTGGAAAAAATGATTAAGTAATAAAAATTGGGCTATTAGGAGAAATCTTAATAGCCCATTAATTAAAATCTATGAACTTAGACCAAATAAAGAAAACTATTATAAATTGTTTATATATTGAGGAGAAGGATTTTTACTCCAGTGGAAAAAGAGAACATGTGGATGCAAGAATATTATTTTGGCACTTTGCTAAATCCACTTATAAAGGAAAAAGTTATGAGATAAACACTATAGTGGAGAAATATTTGAAAAAGGCTCATGGCACTATTTCTTATTATAGAGGATTACATCCTGTTCTTTTGAAGAGTAATAAAATGTACAGAATTAAGTTTACACTATTAAATCAATATTTTAAAATGACACCATTAGAACAGCTCCTAGAGAGACTTAAAGACTTAGAGGATCATGAGATAGGCTTATCAGGAAAGATAGCTTACAAGGTGGTTATTGCAGCAGCAGAGAGTCTTCTAGATGAAGAACAAAGATATATTAAGGAACAAATAAAAAGATCAAAATGATTACCAAAGGAGATCTTGAGGGCAATAATTTTAGAAGCTTAGGAGGACATATTTATTATTATAAGCTTTATGAATATTGTTTTGATATAAAAACACAATCTCTTTATGAGTTTAATGAAAAAACAGGAGAGAAAGAATTTTTGTGTCACATCACTAATGTGGATAAATTAAAAGATTTAATAGAATGAAGAAATTAATATTAACCTTATTGTTGTCAATAATTATTATTAGACAACCAACATCTATTCCTATTGAAATAGATCAATTTAGAACATTTTCTGAAATTACACTTAGAAGGCTTATTTACATATTGGAAATTGAGCACCCACAAATTGTATTCATCCAGGCTCAAATTGAGTCTGGGCATTTTTCTTCTCCTATATTTAAAGAAAATCATAACATTTTTGGGATGAAGAGAGCAGAGAAAAGAGCTTCTGTGTCAATAGGAACAAATAGAGGACATGCTAAATATTCCTCATGGCAATATTCTGTAATTGATTACAAATTAATGCAAATGAGATATGCTCCAAATAAGACTCAAAAACAATATTTTACATACTTAAGAAGATATGCAGAAGACCCTGAGTATGTAAATAAAATAAAACAAAAACTATGAAAAAATTTAAACATAAAAAAACAGGAGAAATAGCAACATACAAAGATGGTATATTAAAATCATCAGGATTTTGTGTTGAAATTGGAATTGAACCCTCTAATGAATTTTGGCAAGAAGTAATAGAAAAAGAATATGAAATATTATCTTTTAAACACAATTGTGGGGGTGTATTTAGTAAATCCTATTCAAAAAATAAAACCAAATTTTCTCAAGTACCTGAAGGCACTGAGTATTCTGAAGAAAAATTGCTAAAAGATGAAACTTTTGAAATCTACTCAGTAAAAAGATTATCTGATGGAGAAGTGTTTACTATTGGTGATAATTGTGAATTTGGTATTTTAACAAGAATATTTCTAATTAAAGATAGTAATGGTAAAGATATTATAATGACATCTACTAAAAATTCTGATTATTCGTGTAATATTCTATATTTAAAAAAGTTAAAACAACCGTTATTCATTACTGAAGATGGAGTGGAGATATTTGAAGGAGATGATTTTTATGAATTGATAGTTCCTGGATTTAATAATAAAGAATGTGTTTGGAATATATTACCAAATATTGGAAGACCTAATTTAATTTATGATCAAGAAGGAAATAGAAAACATTTTAGATTATGGTTTTCAAATAAAGCAAAAGCAGAAGAATATATTATTATGAATAAACCTTGTTTATCTATTAATGATCTTAGTAAGATAACAAATACTAAGGAATATGTTCGTACTGAGTGGTTAAAAGCTGCTCTTAAAGAATTAGTAAAGCAAAAAACATAAAACATGGAATACATATTAGCAACATATATAATATTGTACATAAGTGGGACAATATTATATATAGAAAATAACGCTTATTTACAATATAAGGAATATATTCCCCTTCATAAACTAATTATTCACACTTCTATCTTAAATTTGTCTTTGTTCATCACTTTTCTAATGTATCAATATTGGATCATTGTGTTTTATAATTGGGTGTATACAGAGTATACAATGTGGAAGATAAAAAAAGATTGTAAATAAGATAATTAAAAAATACAAATTAAAAACAAAAAAAGAATATGGCACATTTCCGACACCCATACATTTGAAAGCCTTTTAAAAGTGCCAGAGAATATAGACATTGTATTATTTAGTGGAGATTGTTCAAATCCTAGAAATACATTAGAAAATTCTTTTGAAGTGTTGAAATTCTTAAAATGGTTTGGACAACTTCCTATTCAACATAAGATTTTTGTAGGAGGTAATCATGACACTTCAGTAGAAAACAAAATGATTACAGATTGGGATTTTATAGACAATAATATAATTCATTTATGGAACCAAGAAGCAAATATTGAGGGATTTAAAATATGGGGAAGTCCATATACACCCTCTTTTGGGGTGGGATGGGCTTTTAATAAAGATAGAAGTAAAATAGGAGAAATTTGGAAAACAATTCCTGATGATACAGACATAATTGTTACACACGGACCTCCTAAAGGAATTCTTGACCTATCTTATGATAGAGAAAATAATTTAGAATTTTGTGGAGACCTTGCATTGAAAAAAAGAATTAGAGACATTAAGCCTAAATTAGTTTGTTTTGGACACATCCACAATTATGACATTATCAATAATCAAGGATGTGTTAAATTTGCTGATCATGAAACAATCTATTCTAATGGGTCAATTGTTACAGATGGAAGGTTTGGACAAATAAATAATAATGGAAATATATTTGAATTATGAATTATATAATAACCAATAGGAACAAATATTTTGAGAAAATAGGACAATATGAATATTGTTCTTTAGAAGAAATGATTTTGCCTAATAAAATAGCTGTGGACACGGAAACCACAGCTTTAAAGCCTCATAAGGGAGAATTATTTGCTGTACAAATTGGTACAGGAAAAGACAACTATCTAATTGATATTGCTTCCATAGGAATCGAAAATGTAATCCCATATTTACAAAATAAAGTGTTAGTTTTTCATAATGCTAAATTTGATCTTGGTTGGTTTTATAAGCATAATTTTTTCCCTTGGAAGGTGAGAGATACATTTTTAGCAAGTAAAATTCTTCATAATGGATTAGTGACTATTAGACATTCTTTTGGACATGTCATGGAAAGAGAGCTGGGGATTGACTATGATAAAAGTGAACAAAAGAATATAGCTAAGATGCAATTAAGCACTGATAAGGCTATTCAATATTGTTTTAATGATGTTGATAGACTTCTTGAGCTTGATGATGCTTTGAATAAAAAAATCATAGAAGGAGGATACTTAAATGCTTATCAATTACACAGAAGACATATTAGAGCCTTGGCTTATATGGAACAATGTGGTGTACCTATTTCTTTAGATAAATGGAAACAAAAAATAGAAAGAGACAAAGAAGAATTAAAAATTAAGGAACAAGCTGTAATTGATTATATATTTGATCATCTACCCGAATACAGAAATAATCAATTAGATATGTTTGTTGTTACAAGAGATGTAAAGATTTCTCCTTCTTCTCCATTACAAATGATTCCTATATTTAAAAAGTTGGAAATCAATGTCTTAGATCCAGAAGGAAAAGAGTCTACATCAGAGGATGTGATTAAAAAAACTAAACATCCTTTTGTAGACATATTTTTGGAATACAAATCTATTGCTCATGATGTGTCCACATTTGGAGAGAATTTCATTCCTGCAATTCATGAAGGAAGGCTTTACACCTCTTATAGTCCTATTATGGACACAGCAAGAATTTCTGCTGGAGGTAAAAATGCAGACAAGAGTAAAGAAATTAACACTCTCAATCTACCTGCTAATAAAAAAACCAGAGAATGTGTTGAAGCTAATCCAGGATATAAATACTTAGTAGCTGACTATAGTGGTCAAGAAACTGTAACAGGTGCAGATATAACAGGAGATGAGGCTATGATATCAAGCATTGTCAATAATTCCTGCTTACATTGTGCTTTTACAAGAGTGTTAAACCCTGTATTAAAAGAACTTTCTGATGAAGAAATTATTGAAAAACACAAAGACAAAAGACAAGCTGCAAAAGCACCTAGATTTTGTTTTCAGTTTGGAGGTTCAGCATTTACATTAGCTCAAAATGAAAACATTCCTTTAGAAGAAGCTATGGTTGTTGAGAGAGCTTATAAGGAGTTACATTCAGGTATTTATGAATATGGAGAAAGAAAAATAAAAGAAGCTATTGAGTTAGGATATATTGAATCTACATATGGATTTAAGCTTCATCTTCCTAATTTTGAGTTTTTCAAGAAAAAACATATATGGATACAATCTCTAGATATGACATTTTGGAGAAAATATAAACAAGGAAAGTTGGAATATAGAGCTGAAAAGAAGTGTATTGAGGAAAAAAAGCCGTATATTGTAGCTAATAGAGAGAATTATGATCTTTATAGAAAAAATAGTTATGATATTTCTCAATATTTTAAAGCTAAGGCTCAATATTTTAAACTATGTCTAAATAATCCTACACAAACAATGGCAGCATTTCAAACTAAAGCAGCTACAAACAAAATATATGAACATATATGGAGAAAGAAACATTTCTGGAAATCCAGAATATCTTTAGTACTCCATGACGAAATTGGAATGGAAGTAGAAGAATCTTTATGTAAAGAGTATAAAAAAATTATAGAAGATTCTATGATAAATGAAGGCAATAAATTTTTATCTAATCCTTCTCTTTATATGAAAGCCACAGCAAATATTGGAACAAATTGGTATGAAGCAAAATAATAAAAATATGAAAAAGAAAACATTATATGATCAACTATTAGAAAATTTTAAAGAATTAGGATACGAGATAGAAGAAGGAAGTTGGACAGAATCTGTAGGATATAAAAACCCTACATTAGAATTTTGGTTTGATATTGTTGTAAGTGAAGAACATTCTAAATACAAACAAGTATTACATTATTGGTTTGGTTCCAATAAGAATAAAATTAAATCTATTGAGTGTTGGAAAACTAGCTACAAAATTGTAGTAAAAGATGAGATAAAGATTTTTTAACATGGAAAAGAAAAAAATAACGAGAGAGAATATTGCTGATCATTTATTAGAATATCAATTAAATTTAATTGGAAAAACTATTGAAGATGGTCATAAAAACCCCAATTGGATTAGAGAGTGGACTATTTCTCAAGAGAAGTATAATGAATTTAAAAAATATGCTATTCCACTATTAAAAAAAGTGTTTAAATATAACACATCTAAAGCAAAATATACATTTGATTGGTTTGATCTTGGATATGGATTAAAAATAAAAGAAGATGGAAAAGATTGATCTTGAAAGAGAATATATTATGGACAGAATGTTTATAATAGAAAAAGAAAAAGAAATAGAACAAAGATATTGGGAACAAGAATTAAGACAGCCTGCAAAAATAACTGTTTTTATAGAAAAAAAGGAAAAGAATCATGAGTATAAGTTACACAATATTTGAACAGCTTTATAAGAATGGATATACTCTTGATATGGTTTTTTTATTAAAACTAATTGAGCAAGGAGTAGAAGTGGGAGAATTATGTTTAGATAGTCCTAAGCTTGAAGCTTTATATCAATCTGTTATGAGAAAAGGACTTGTGTCAGAAAAAGGAAATGTAACTCTCTCTGGCAAAGAAGTGATTAAGTATTTAGACATAAAGGAAGATGTTAAGTTTGTAAAGAAAGCTAAAACAAGCTCTAATTTTGACCTATGGTGGGAAGCATATCCTTCAACAGATACATTTTCTTATAAAGGAAAAATGTTCTCTGGTACAAGAAGTCTTAAAGCTAAAAAAGATGATTGTAAAGTGAAGCTAAATAAAATCATAGATGAAGGAGAATATACAATAGATGAACTTGTTAAGGCTCTTAAGTTTGAAGTGGATCAGAAAAAAGAGAATTCTCATAAGACAGGATTAAATAAACTTAGTTATATGCAGAATAGCCTTACATACTTAAACCAAAAAACTTATGAGTCCTTTATTGATCTTATTAGGGAAGGAATTGTAGTAGAAAATAAACCAGATTATGACGGAGTCAACCTTTGATAAATTAAATGTAGATATAGAAGCAGGGATTAGAGGAGAAACTCAATCAATTCCTATTGGATTGCCTAAGCTTGGAAAATATGCTAACATAAGAAAAAATATTCTTACATTATTATTCTCCACTACAGGGGCAGGTAAAAGCTCTATGCTAGATACTATGATTTTGAATGCTTGTGAGAGTCATATGAATTCTCCTTCTTCCTTTAGAATGAAACCAGATTTTCAGCTATTCAGTATGGAAAGGGCTTCTAAGATTAGGGTGGCTAAATGGATTTCTTTCTTTGTGTTCAGACATGAGGGAATTGAGATACAAATTCCTAAAATGCTTGGATGGTGGGATGATAAACTTACTAAAAAAGAACATGAACTTATTCTTAGTCAAAAGGATAGAATTGATACTATTTTAAATGACTATGTGACTATTCATGAGGGAGCTAAAACTCCTAAAGAAATATTCAAGATTATGAAGGATCATTTTGAGGAAGTGGGAGAGTATGATTTTACTAAGACAACAGACAAAAAGACAGGAAAAGAAAGACAAACTAAAATTTATCTTCCTGCTAATTCTAACATTGTTGTAATTCCAGCCTTTGATCATGGTAATCTAATTAAAACTACACAAGAATATCCTACTAAGAAAAATGCTATTGACAAGACAGTTGAATTTGTTCAGGGATTTAGAGATCTTGAAGGAGCAGCTCCTATTTGGATAAGCCAAGTGAATAGATCCATATCAGGAGTGACAAGGTCTAAGGACACAGAACAGGAACTACAATTAGAAGATGTAAAAGAATCAGGAGACATTGTAGATGCTTGTGACATTGCTATTTCACTATTTGATCCTCTTAAATACAAACAATCTTCTAAAACTGGATATAATCCAGAAGATTTTGTAGATAAGAAAAATGCTTCTAATTTCTTTAGAAGTGCTCAAATTCTTAAATCTTCCTATGGAGCAGACAATGTTAGAATTCCTCTAGGTTTCAATGGATTTTGTGGAGAGTTTAGAGAACTTCCTAAAAAGGAAGATCTTAGCGAATTAGAACACAGAGAATTAATAAATAAAGTGTTAACAAAGAGTTATTTTTTATAAAATGTCAAGAACTAAAAGAAAGCCTTATACAAAATCTAAGAGATTTGATGCATCCTGCAGAAGTCATGGTGGGTGTCCATATTGCTTAGGAAATAGGATGCATAAGCATCATAAAAAACTTTGGCCCTTTAAAAAAGAACTTATAGAGGAATAAATTATGGATTTAAATACAATATTAGAAATAAAAAAAGAATTACATAGATTCAACATAAGACTTAAGGCTGTTGAAGATAGGTGGAAAAAAGATCCTTATTATGAATATAGGTGTAAAGAGAATGGAGCATTAAAGAGAGCAGCTTTAGATTTAAAACAAGAATTAACTAAAATAACAAGATGATGGAAGAAGAATTTATTCCATATGAACAAGCATTAGAACTTAAAAAATTAGGTTATGATGGGCCTTGTTTAAATAGATTTTATACAAAACCAAAAAGTAAAATGTTTAGTCTTGATGAAAAAGGAAGACATTATCCAATAAAAAATACATCTAACAAACTATATACGTTAGGTGAACATTTTGTTTTAAATGAGGATAACGTAATAATCACACCTTTATACCAACAAGTATTTAAGTGGTTTAGAAAAGAGCATAAACTTGTGGCTTGTGTTAGAACTAACTTTAATGTAGATTTTTATTATGAAATTTATATAGATCATATGAATGTGATGATGTCTAGGCACTATAAAACATATGAAGAAGTAGAGCTTGAATGTCTTAAGAAATTAATTGAAATAATTAAACCAAAATGAGCTATAGAGAAATAAAAGGAAATCTTCTTGATCTATTTGATAAAGGAGAATTTGATGTTATTGGTCAGGGATGTAATTGTTGGGGAATAATGGGAGCTGGGATAGCTCTACAAATTAAAGAAAGATATCCAGAAGCTTATTATGCAGATAAATATTGCTTACTTGGCCCTACAGAAAAGTTAGGAAATTATAGCTCTACAGGAGATGAAACAATATTTAATTTTTATACCCAATATAATTTAGGAAATTGTGCAGAATATATTTGGTTAAAATCTGCTTTTAAGAAATTTGCCATAGATTATTATGGGAATAAGCTCTCAATAGGGCTCCCTCAAATAGGGTGTGGAATTGGAGGACTTAAGTGGGAATTAGTAAAGACAATAATTAAAAAGGAATTAAAACAATTTGATGTAACAGTGGTAATATATGATAAATAATTATGTTTGAAAATAGAACAATACATGACAGATATGATATGTTTGAATTAACATGTCTAGTAGATACAAAAACAAATAGATGCGAAATGCCTTGGATAGAATTCAAGACTATTAAGAATAAAGAATATTCAGACCAAAATTTAGTTTGGGATAATGATGATTATGTTTTTGGTAAATTTTATAAATTTTTAAAAAGATGGAGAAAAAAAGAAATAAAGAAAAAAGATAGGAAAGAATTTGAAGATATTTGGCATGTGTTAAATGATAAAAGAGTAGAAGAATTAATAGAAATGATTGAATATGCTTTAGAGAAAGGATGGTATGAACCAAAGACAGAATGAAATACAACAAGAATATATTGATAAGAGTGTAGAATTTTTTCAAGAAAATAATTGTGGCTATTTAGATCTTGCTATGAGATTTGGTAAGTGTAGAACAGCTATTGAAATATTGAAAAGACTATTTACTTATGATTGTACATTGTTAGTGTGCTATCCAGACAATAAGCTCAAAAAAACATGGGAAGATGAATTTATGTTATGGAGTTATTTTAATGTAAACATATCTTTTGTAAATTTTAGTTCTATTAAGAACTATATAGATTTAGATTTTGATTTTGTGATAATAGATGAGTTTCATAGTGCTTCTGATTTTGAGAGAGGATGTTTAAAACAAATTATTGGTACAACTAAGAGTCTTTTATTGTCTGGAACTGTATCTGGTGATACTAAAAAGGAGTGGAATGTACCATTAATAGCTAAATATTCTACATTAGAAGGTATAGAGGAGGGAATATTGGCTAATTACCAAATAACAGTGCATATGGTTGAACTAGATAATAAGACTCTGGTTAAAGATAGTAAGGGAAAACTCTTAACAGAGAAACAGAAATATAGAAACTATTCCTATGTAATAGAAAATATGAAAAGGAGTGGAAAAGATTTTATGTTTATGGCTCTAAATAGAAATAGACTTTCTCAAGGCTCTTTAGGAAAACTAAATTATCTAAAAAAACTTCTTTCATCTCTTGAGGATAAAAGAGTGTTAGTGTTTACAGGGTTGGCTAAAGCTGCTGACCAAATTGGTATTCCTTCATATCATTCTAAAAGTAAGAATGATCAAAACTTCGTTCTTTTTAAGGAGGAAAAAATAAATCATTTGGCTCTTGCATCTATGGGAAAAATGGGGGTGACCTATCCAAATCTTGATTGTGTCATACTTTCTAACTTTACAGGAAACTCAGAAGAAACCTCTCAAATTTTAAACAGAGCAATTAAATTAGACTATCACAATAAAGTAGCTGATTTACATATTTTATGCCTTAATGAAGAACCAGAGCTTAAAAAAATTCAACAAAGCTTAAAAATGATGGATAAAAATAAAATAAAATATGTTTAAAAAAGCTTGTAAAAGTCGCTAAATGTGCGTATATTAGTAACAAATAAATAATAAATATGAACAAAGAAGAATTAGTATTACCAGACGAAATATCAATCGTTAAAGACAACACCCCTCCTAGAGATCTTGTAATTGTTTCCATTCCTAAGGCAGGAAAAGGAACAATTTTAGGAGATTTTACAACAAAAAACAATGCCTTAGTATTTGACTTAGAAAAAGGAGGATATGAATACATTCCTGCTAGAAAAATCTCCACTTATACATCTCAGGAGACAGATGTTTATCAAAGTTTCCAAAATTATATTAAATATCGTAATGCTTTATTGGAACAAAAAGGAAAATATGAATATCTAATTATAGATGGATTATCTGATCTTGATGTTCTTTCTGAAATTGGAGGCACCCTTGCTTATATGAATAGTATTATAGGTAAGAAGTTTAATAGAGAAGGAGGAGATCCTATGGGTAAAAAATTCCTTCCTTCAGATCCTGAATGGAAATCTGTATTAACACTTCCTGATGGTGCTGGATATCAACATACAAGAAAGTGGTTTCTAGAACAAATAGAAATGTTCAGACAAATTAGTCCTTATAGAATTTATGCTGCCCACATAACAGATAAGTATATAAAGGATAATGGTAAGGAGGAAGTTATAGGAGCTGAGATAGCATTAACAGGTCAATTAAAGAGAATATTTGCTTCAAAGGTGACAGCTCTTGCTAAATTAGTTGCAGAAGGAGATGAGAGATATTTAAACTTTGATGTACTAAATGACAGTATAATTTCAGGAAGCCGTGCTCCCCAATTAAAGGGGAGAATTTTAATCTCAAAAATGAAGAAAGATAAGGTGGAAACTTATTGGGACTCAATTTATAAACAATAAACAATAAACAATAAAAAGTATGAAAAAACCAACAAAAACAATTGAACAATTAATTGCTGATTACAAAAAATCAAACACATTAAGAAGAGAAAGAATTGCTGCATTAGCAGGATTTAAAAATGGAGCTACATATTTAGCTGATTTAGGGCTCAAACTTATTGCTAAAACTATGCCTTCTAAAAAAATCACTAAGTCTGTAAAAAAGACTAAAACAGAGACAGAAATGTTAGACTATGTTGTAGCTTTTGATACAACAGGAAGTATGGGAAGCTATATTGCAGATGTAAAGGCTCATGTGGAATCTTTAATTCCAGAAATGTTTTCTCAAGGAATTAATCTTAGGATGAAAATTATTGCATTTGGAGATTATTGCGATATGTCTGGAGGACAATTTGGAAAAGCTTATCAAGAGTCTCCATTTACAAATGATCAAAAAGAATTAATTAAGTTTGTAAAGAATGCAAAAAATACTTCAGGAGGAGATTCAGAAGAATTCTATGAACTTGTTATTCAAAAAATTACTAAAGAAACTCCTTGGAGAAAAGGATCTAAGAGAGCTGTATTATTTATAGCAGATGATAATCCTCATGATGCAAGATATTACACTGTAAATAAAAAACAAATCATAGATTGGAAAGAAGAAGCTAAAAATGCAGCAAAATTAAACATTGCTTTTGATACGTTAAGTATTCATGGAAATAGATTTCCTTGGTATGCTGAATTATCTAAAATTACAAATGGAGTTTGTATGCCATTCCAATCTTCTAATAAAATGAAAGAAGTGTTTAAAGCATCTTCATATGTTAGAGGATCTAAGATGTCTAAAGAAACCTTCACTGCTAGTTATGCAGCAGCTACAGCATCTGGAGATGAAGAATTAATTGGAACTTACAAATCACTTAGTACATTAATTTAATAAATAAATTATAAACAATAAAAATAAATAAAAACATGAAAACAAATTTTAAAGATTTAAAACCAGGAACAAAATTATCAGAATCTCAGTATTATTCAGTTGAGAAAATTGTAGGAGATAAAGTGCAATTAAAGAATGGATTGGGGCAAAACATTGTAGTAGATAGAGGCTATGTAGAAGATTGTCTAATTAGTGGTGATCAATTTTCAAGAGAAGAAAAGGTGACAAAAACAGATGTTGCTAAATTATTCCTTGAGAATCCTAATGTAGTGTTCACTGTTTCTTTTAACAAACAAGTTAAAGAGCTTGATGTTGTTAAGGAAATCATGGTGAGTTATGAAAGTTCAACACCTAAACAAATGGGTGATGCTGTTAAAAAATCTGTTAAAAAAGCACTTAATGGTATTGAAAGAGTGTTAACAGGGTATCACACAGGAATTCAGGATGATTTTGGTAGAATTTCTGCCATAGATATGAATATTGAAAAAGATGCTTCAAAGGATTATAACACAGCATTAAGGCTTGTAGACCCTAGAAGTATTAATTGGTTAATATTAAAAGGAATCAAATACATAGTAAAATAAGTTCACAATTAAATATAGAAAAAAATATGAGTAGTATTGGTGGTAAAAAAAGAGCAGAGAATAGTGGAGATTATAGTAAGAGAGTGGGACTTGGAGAAGTGAATGTTATCTTAGTAAATCCAAATGAAGAGCAATATAAGGAAGTCTTAGGAATAGAACTTAAGGAAGATAGCAAGGCTGTTGAATATATTGGAGAAAGTAAGGAAGGAAATGCTACAATAAGAATTGATTTTTGGCTAGAAGATGTTAACACTGCTGAAAAAAACAAGGTGACTTTCTTCTTGGAACAAAAAGAAAAAGAAAACAAGGACCAAACAAAGAAACAATACATTAATAATGTAGGTGTGTGTTCTTGGGCTTCTGATGAGAATGATCTTCCAAAATGGTTCTCAGGTAGAGATTATAGAGTGGCTTATGTAGGAGAGGAAGAATTGTATAACTTCTTAAGAACATGGCTTGGTAATCTTGATTATAGAGATGCTGAAACTGTATTAGATCTTAATTTCAAGAACCTTCTTAAGGGCAAATTAAAGGACATTACTGATCAGATTAATGGAGAATGGAGTGTGCCTTTTGTTGTTTTATACACTATTAAAACAGTGATCAAGGATGATGAAACAAAAGAATATCAATCTATTTATAATAGATTGTTTCTTCCTTCTTATACATTAAAACAGTTTAGATTGGTCAATTACAATGATGAGGCTGTTCAATCTAAGTTGAGAGTGAAAGCAGCTAAGAATTTAAAAATCCATGAGAAATTTGTTGTTCAACTCACTGGAGAATATGGATGTAAGGATTTCTTTAAACTAAGTGCAGTGGAAGAATATAATCCAGAAGACAATGTTATATCTTCTGAGAGTCCTATATTAGATTCTACAGATGCAGAGTATTAATTAAGTCTCTTTTTAATAAAAGCCCTATAGAGAAATCTGTGGGGCTTTTTTATATGTTATAAAATGATAGAAGGAAAAAGAAAAAAAGAACTCACTATAGAAAATGTTTTGAGTAAAATATCTGAATATGATATTTTTTATTACTATATGCCTAATAAAAATTGGAGATTAAATGTTGTTACAAATTCTCCCTTTAGAAAAGATGTTAATCCTTCATTTTTGATAGGCACAAAAAATACACACATTTCTTTCATTGATTTTGCAGACACAAGCCTTAGAGGAGATTGTTTCACCTTTGTTAAATTGTTGTATAATTTAATAAACATTGATGAAGTGTTGAGAACAATTGATAAAGACTTTGGGCTGGGATTTTGTGAAAAACCAATTAAGGACTACACACAAATAGTTAAACAATATCCACAACCAGATATTTCAAGTAAAAAATATTCCTTTATTCAAGTGGTACCAAGATCTTTTACAAAGGAAGAATTAGCTTATTGGAACTCTTATCATCAGGATTTACAAGACCTTAAAGATTGTAATGTATATTCTATCAAAAAACTTTATTTAAATAAACAATTGTGTTCTTTAAAAGAAACAGAACTAAGATTTGGATATTTTTATGATGGGTGTTGGAAAATATATAAACCCTTTGCTGACAAGAAAAATAAATGGGTTCCTAACAATGTTCCAATTACAGCTATGGATGGAAAACAAAATATTAAAAATTGTAAAGTGGCTTTTATTAATAAGAGTAAGAAAGATTGGATGGTGATGAAAAAGATTTTTGAGTGTAGTTGTGCTGTTCAAAATGAAGGAATAGGATGTTTTTCAGTAGAAAATGTAGAATACTTAAAACAAAACTCAGAAAGACAAATATTAGGATTTGATAGTGATATTACAGGAGTGAAAAATAGTCAACAAATAACTAAATTATTTGAGTTTGATTATTGCAATGTGCCTAAACAATATCTATCAGAAGGAATAAAAGACTTTGCAGATCTTGCAAAAATACATGGACTTAAAACAATAGAAAATTATTTAAAACAAAAAAAATTATTATGACATATAAACAAAAAGCTAAGGATCTAATTAAATTATTTTCATCTCTTGTTACTAAATGGGATTGTTATGATGATGCTCCTAGAAAAGATAGTTTGATTATTAAAGATGCTATAAAAGCGGCCTTAATTTGTTGTAATGAAGTGTTGGGAGATATGGGAGCAGATAGAGGCTTTGAATTTTGGAGAAGTGTAAAAAAAGACCTAGAAAAAAGACTGAAAAAATATGACAAAACAGGAATTAATAGCTGACATTCAACAAGAGATTGAATGGCTTAGTACAACAAATGGAGATGAAGTGGAATGTATTAGTATAGAAAATTTAGAGTTTATTCTTACTAAATTGTTAAACTCAAGAATATCTATATCAGAAGGAAGAAGTATTGCTCCTGTAAAAGATATGTTAAACTTTCCACACAAACAATTAAATATTTTTGAATCATGACAAAATTAAACAAGGATAAATTTATCCCTTTGTTTGGAGATTGGTGGGAAAAAATAGAACCATTTTTTAATCAAGGAGGACTAGATCCTATATATGAACAATTAAAGAAAGATTCTTCCTCAGGAAAGAAAATAGCCCCAATTTCTAACAATGTATTTAGGGCTTTCACTTGTACACCATTGAAAAGTCTTCAGATGGTTATAGCTGGAATGTGCCCATATCATTCTTTATCAGAAGGAACAATTATAGCTGATGGGTTATTAATGGGATGTTCTATTACAAATAAGTTACAACCTTCTTTGTTACAATTCTACAATGCTGTAGAAAAAGAAATATATGGAATCTCTTTAGATGGATTTAAAAATCCAGATGTAGAGTTTATAGCTTGTCAAGGAGTGTTAATGTATAATGTAGCATTGACAACACAAATAAATGTAGCTGGAAGCCACTTAAAATTATGGGAGCCTTTTAGTACATATTTATTCAAAGAAGTGTTATCTGTGGAAAAAGTGCCCATTATTTTCTTAGGAAAAGATGCTGCTAAGTATAAAGAATACACAACAGGAAATAAAAATGTGTTTGAGCTTTCACATCCTGCTAGTGCTTCATATAAAAATGAACAATGGGACACAAAAGGAGTGTTCAAAGAAGCTATAGAAATAGTGAAAGGAATAACAAAAAAAGAGATAGAATTATTAGATTTTGTACCATTTTAAAACAAAAATATGTTAGTAGAAATTAAAGATGTACAAGTGGGGGATGAAATACTTATTTCACGCTTCAGTGAGTTAAAGTACTTAAGAGTGTTAAAAGCTCCTAAAGATAGTGGTAAAAAGGATTATTATGGAAATATTATATACACAGCAGCTAAATGTTCTTATAGAATAGAGGAAGATTATTCCACTGGATATAAGAGAACAAAAAGAATGTGTACTCCTAATGATCATAATAAAACCAGTTATGAATACTTACAAGGAAGAGATATTTGGGTAGTAAATAGATAGAAAATTATGGAAAAAATAGAAAATATAAAAATTGAGGATTTAAAAATAGGAGACGAAATACTCATCACTTGTAATTCTAGATTTAAATATTTAAGAGTGTTAAAAATTCCTGTATTAGGGGATAAAAATTATTGGGGTAGAAAATGGTATAAATCTGTTAGATGTT